CCCCTGCTGTAAACACCTGTAGGCCACGATCAGGGTTAATGTCGATAATCTCTGTTAGCTGTCTTGAGGATATGGTTGTAAAGATACCCTCGTCATCATCACCTTCTTCTGTGTAGAAATCAAAGAAAGAGCCAGACCTAGATGCAAACAAACTCTGTAGTTTAGACTTTGTACCGCCTAACCATAATCTTCCTGCATAGAATGCGGCAGTCTTAGGAAATCCCCTTCCTGAAGGTTGTCCTGCATTTGGTGAATCTGCGGCATAAGTTGCAGACCATACATCTTCCTTTCTAGGCTTGCCTGCTACGTTTAAAGTAATGGTAATAGGATGATCTGATCCAGTAGTAACAAATGCTGTAAATTGCTTATATGTTCCTGCTGAGTCTCCATCTATATCTATGCTATATGTTTTATCCGCTGTATTTGTTACGGTTATGCCTGTATCTCCAAATATAGGCATATCTTGCAAATTTTTCCTAATGTTTTCGGCTGTAGAAGCTTTTCCTTGTACAGTATCTCCTGCATACGTAATGTTTTTACTTAATATTCCTTCAACATCTATTTGAAATCTATCTCCTAATTCTTGAGAAGGATGAAAAACAAGTGTTTGTTCTGCCGTCACGGGCACTGGACTATTTGCATCATTATAATCGTACTGAGGAACATTAAGAAAAGGAATGTCGTCAATAGTAAATACGTCACCACCTGTGTTTATTATTCTTTTAGGATGATGATCCTCATGGAACATTAACATGACGTTTTCTGTTTGCACATCACGTACATGAGGTACTTCACTAGACCTAAAGGGCAACGGTAGATTAGCTACAGGAATATAAGTAGCGGTTTGATCTGTAATTCTATACAACGCCATGTTGCCATACGAAGGTGTAGTTTCTTCACCCCCAGTAACAACACATAAATAATGTTTATCATGCTCAATACTAAAATCAAACGTCTTAACGTCAGAAGCATTAGCTGTGTGATAAAGTATATTAAACTCACTGAGCTTAACAGCGTGCGGAATATTTCCAGTATCGTTTTCTCTTACAATTCTAAAGTATTTATAGTTTACATTGTCGCTTACTCTTATTCGTATAGACTGAGTATCTGCCGTCACAGTTATTGATTTTAATAATAACCATGTAGAATTATTTGTAGAAGCCTGTATTTTTAATACACAAGATGCGTTGCCAGTTAACTGTATATCTTGAACGTCAACGTACTTACCTAAACTGCTTTGTCCAGATATGTCGTAGTTTACCAATATAAAAGGAGTGCTAGTTGTACCACCTGTTCCAATAACATTTGTAGTAGTTGTCGTAGCCCTATCAAAATCATTAATGTCAGCAGGAGTACCACCATTAGGCATAGACGCAGTAATTTCAGAGCTAATAAAAGGCTTGATTATCTTCTCTGCTAGATCAACGTGTTGTGTTCCTGCTCTACGCTTTAACCCTCCCTGTGGGACGATAAGCACATTCTCAGCAGTTTCCATGCCTTGATAGTATTGGTCAAGATCAACACGACCTTTAAGTAAAGGAGATAGTTCTCCGCTAACGAAAGAACTTTGCAGGAATTTAGATTTAGCCATTAATGCCTCACATTAATAAATGGTTGGCTTCTCATTGGCTCGGTAGGATATTGTTGTGAGTCAGTGTAACGCGCCATACGAGATGCGTTCACATACTTGTTTGCATTGATCTCAGCAGATGCCGCACTGTCTCTTATAGACGGAGCAAAGTCCATTGCTAAAGCATACTCTATCATCTTAGCAAAGTAGACAGGCCATTCGCTTTCAGCAACATTCGCTGTGTAATCAATGTATAAAGGGCCAGATGTATTAGTGTACACCTTGTCCCCATAGATTCTGTATCGTACTGCTGGGTCTAACTTAATTACGTTAATCAAGTCAGCAGGCAACTGGTACATATTTTGGTATTCAGTTCCTACAGGAGTTTCAGCAGTCATTGCTAGTTGTGCTGTACGTCTGGAAAATCCCCATCGGTACTTAGACATTTCAGACTGTACGATGTTGTCATATAGGTTATTAGCAACTGTCTCTGCTCTGCTATTACCGCTTAATGACGTAACTGGCAGATCGCCAATTAATATCAAGGCGTTAGAAATTAACTTAATCTTTTCTGCCATACTAACCTCTTTAAGAAAGGGGGCCGAAGCCCCCAGACGTTTTGCTTTATTACTTACGCTGTGATTGTAGTACCAGCGGCCGCAGTAATGCTTGTAGCGGTTTGAGTCTTAATGTAAGTAATGGTTACTACTGGAGCAGTTGCGGTGGTAGTATCTTTACAGATAATCATATCACCAATATTAAACTCATTGATAGCGTCAAGAAAATAATCTGCGTTATCAACTACTGTTTTAGCATCAGTAGAAGTATACTGCCAAGTGCTTCCACCTGTTCCTGAACCGCCAATGCGGCATAAGCCTGATCTTGCAAAAGCCATGATATTTCCCCTTATACGTTATCTTTGTATTCAACTTTAACGACACCGTCTGCATCACGAACAACAGATCCAGCTTTCAAACAGCCGTTGCTTAACCATGAAGTACGATCTGCAATCCAATCAACAGAAGTCTTCATGTCCATGCCAATAGCAAGTCCAATAGCGTCACGCGAAAAGAAGAATGAGTCAACAGTGTTACCTGCAACAGTTAAACCGCCTTCAGAACGATCATCAAGAACAACGATGTTAAAACCTTGCAAAGTGTTAATGTCACCACTTACAAGAGCTTTTACGTTTTGATAATCAGAAGAAGTAGCTTTCTCATCCTTAAGAAGTCCACCAAGTCCAGCACTGTTGATTGCACCAGTAAGACCTGAATTTGGAACACCTTTAGCTCGCAAGTTAACGTGAGCATCAATGAGCTTTGCCATAGTAAGTCCTGCGCCACCATGTGCAATAGTAGAGCCACTGCTTGCATTGAAAGCGTCAATTACTAGTTGGTCAGAACGACGACCCAAAGCGCCAGCGATAGTGCTTGCTAGTTCTTGCTTCTCATCGAAGTTGACTTCAGTTGCGTCAAAAATGTCAGTGTACTCTGGAGCATTCCAGTTTTGCAAAGTAGCGATAGCGAAATCATAACTTACGTCCATAGGAGTGACTAGATCAGAAGTAGACTTCTGGTTAGCTAGACCTTTACCCATGTTACGGAATTTATAAGTGTCACCAACTACATTGTTACGAACAGTTACGTAAGGCTTCAATAGCCCTTTTGTTGCATAAGCGTGTTTTACCATGCTATCGAATTCAATCGACGCTACGGCAGATAGATTCTTACTCATAATAGTTTCCTCGAAAAAGAGTAATTAAAAAAGTTTTTCAAGGTTTTTGCTGAGTACCCAGTAAAAATGGTCAGCATTCAACCTAAATTTACTGGGCCTTTGGGAAAAGGGTATCCAGTGTACTGATTATACACCTTTTACCCTATATTAATCAATTACCTGAACCGCCCCACGCTTGCATCATTCTTTGAATCTTGCGCTCGTGTTCTATATTTGTACTTCTTAATAGGTTTCCTTGCTCGTCTTTCTTAAACATTTCTGTCTCGATAGCTTCCCAAGATAGACCTTGAGGGTTATGACCTCCCTCCATTGGCAGTTTAGCAGGAGCAGTAGCCTGTACTAGCATTTCAACAAGTGCAATAGTATCTGCGCTAGTTACTAAGTCTCTTGCTTGCTCGTAAGTTTCTGGATCAAGGTTGTTTTTCATAAACCCTTCTACAGTCTTAATTCTTTCCTGAGCATTCTCTCCTAACTTCTCTAGCTCGTGTTCTTGATTAACCTCTTCTGCGGCATAATCTTGAGCAGACAATAGTTCCCATGCTTCCCCAAACGCATCAGCACCCATGTTAGTTTTAGTAGCAAATGCCTCTAACTCTTGATACAAAGCATCATCACTCTCAATGCCTTCAGGGGGTGTGTAACCGTCTTTAGGAGTTCCTTTAAATCCACCGAACTTCTTTGATAACTCAGAATATCCTTTAGCTTGATCTGCTACAGACTTATATTTTGTATCTAGCCATTCGGGTACTTCACCAGTTCCTTTGATACCATCGGTTAAAAAATACTCACCTTCTGCAAGTTCTGGTGTAGCACTGTCTAACAAGGTATCGCTTTGTACAGCGGCTTGTTCTTCTGACATAACTTAGTCCTTATTTGATTTCAGCTTGTTTCATCTGATTGATTAAAAACTTAATTACCCCACCCTCACCATTGTGGTAAGCGGCTTCATAATTAATATTTTCTGAACCAAAAGAAGTGTCGTTCTCATAGACAAACCTTTTGGTCAGGTCTGCTAAGATACGCGCTCCATCATCAGTTGTAAAGACTCTGTGATATGCCTTAGCTAAGTCGTTAGCATTACGCTTACGTATTTCTGCTTGTTTTTTAGCAACTTCTGAATCAGCAAGTTGATCAATATTTGACCAACTCATTGAACAGGCATCGGTGGTTGTGATGTCTTCATACCAGCTTGTGCGGCTTCTGCCCCAGCCTGAATAACCTGTGCTTTCTCAGTAGGCGTTCTTACTAATTCAGCAGGCATTCCAGTCTTAGACGCTACCCATGTTCCAAAGTCTTCTTGCTTGAATCCAATCTTAGCTTGATCAGGGCCAGCATTCTGTAAGACAAACTGTACTGCTTGTTGGACATTGATAATATCTTCAGCATCTTGTGCTTTAGCTAGAGGTGATAAGAACTTAATCTCAATGTCACGCCCATCTAACTTTAAGGGCTGTAGTATTCCCCTACGTGTAAGGATGTGGACAACACGCTTGAGGATAGGAACAAGAACTTCTGTTTGTAATCGACCAAACGCACTACCTATTCTCTTAGCTAACTCTCTTGACTCTATGGCTACTTCTGTCGCAGAACGCACAGCACCAGTAGGATCGCGCAGATCGTTAAACAAAGCACGTTTGATTGCAGTCTGTAGCTCCTGCATTTCAAATTGCGCCAATGCTAGGTTAGCACCAGTGTCTAATCTCTGAATAGAAGGGTTAGATGAGTTGTTAGAACCAACTGGAATAACAACCCCTGGGCTTATAACTATATTGTAGGGGTTAGTCACGCCATCATCTGTAGCTGTATACATACCTGACAGGTCGATAGCGGCTTTCTGTAGTACAAATTCTTTTACTTTGTTTAGTGATCGTACATCAGGTAGTGCTTGTACAGCAGGGCCACGACCGCGTATCTCACCAGAGACTTTAGAGTAACGACCAGTTACCCAAGGGCTTGAGTCACCAAAGTCTTCTTTCCAGCTTATACGGTCTTCACCTTTGACCCATACACAGCCATAGTATTTCTCAGACTTAGGCATATACACAACGCCTTCACTCAGCTCTACCTCTGCATCGGGCTGATTGTCTATCAAATTTTGTACATTTTCTGAGGGCTTAAAGCCTCTCCACTGTCTTTTAAGGTTACGCGCCTTAACATTAAACCTACGCCAGTGTGTCTCAATAGAACCATACGGCCCCTCTTCAAACGCAATACCTTTCTGTGGGATAGCGTTAAACACTAATGGCATATTCGTGTTGTCAGTCTCATCAATACGTAACGTACCTGTACCAACTAAGAGATCAAGAGCGTGCTCATAGAACTGTGTAGCAAAGTTAGAACGGTTAATAAAATCAAAGACAATATCTGCTTGGTCTTCTAAGTTTTTCCTTATGTCTTCTTCAGAGACATCAAACTCACCAGTCTCTAACTGCTTAACAACACTTAAGGATGGAGCAAAGGTTGCCCAGTTACTCCAGATAGGAGCAATGTTTTCTTGTAGCTTACTCGCTCCCTGTTGGATAGCTTCAATAGCAGTAGAGTCAAAGATACGATCCATTTTCTTTGAGCCAGCAGAGGTAGAGTCAAACAAGTTTCTGTTAGGAAGAAAGTATTCATAGGTATCATCTAATATCTCATGCCATGAGGCCATCTTGTTAAACGCTATAGACTCTCTTGTTTTTAAATCTTCTAATGATCCTAATTCTTTTGGCAGTTTCATTTATCTAGGCGCCTTTTTTATAGAAGTGTTAGTTGCAGTATATCCTGCACCAGAGCGTAACCCAGAGCTTCCTGCGCTACCGCCTCCGAAGATACCAGCCCCAGCCCCAGTAAATCCTCTTGTTACACCTGATTGCCCACTAGCACTGCCAGCTTTTGCTAACAAAGACTTAGACCCTAACTTACCGCGAGCCAAAGCTTTTAACCTTTTTTCACTTTCTTCCATCTCTTCATCGAGCATTCTACTTTGTCTTTCTACTACAGCTTTCTCTTGTGCCGTAGGTTCTGGTGTTTTAGGCCGCTTCATGGTGACTCCTTAGATGCTTTAATAATTGATATGGCGTTAGAATGAAAGGATTGTTGATACCTAATATCTGTTTAGTATGACCTACACAAGTATTCAGCATAAATAATGATCTTCTGCATTCTCTGGGTATATAACTTTTCATTATATATTTACCCTCGATTATACTCTTTTGGTCTATTACAGTAAATAAATCGACGTTTTTGACTGATTTTCCGTAAATAATGAAAGAATTGGGCGTAGGTTTGACGATATAACAGTGCCTAATGCCTTTTTTTAAGAATTTTGACCACCATCTTTGCTGATCGTCCTCAAAAATTACATAAACTTTAGAAGACATTTACTTTAACTTTTGCCGTATGAGTCTTAGAAAACGTATCTGTACGTCTTAATGCGGCACGACCCTCGCCCTCACCTTGCAATGCGTACTCCAAAGCCTCAACAGGGTGGGAATATTCGTTCTTATCAGGCTCATCAGTGTATCTTTCCCCTGACGTTTGGACTCTACGGTAGCAGAAACCACCTTGTAAACCCTTACGGATCATAGATGCTTTAGGTAGGACAAGGAATCTAGGCTTGCCATCCATGCACATTTCTTTCATAGGGACTTCTAGCGCGGCTCTACGCTTCATAGGATCATTAGACGCAGTAGGTTGACAGGGTATACCTGCGGCTCGCATGATTTGAAAAGGTGTTTCAGAGTTAGACTGGTTCTTATTGTTACCAGAGGGATCACCCCATCCTTTAAACGTGTGATTAGGGTAGACTTCTTCGATGTATCTTTTAAGACTAGGGGCAAAGTCAACAGCACCAGAGTCAGTCAACACGACTTCATCAAAGCATACCCATCTTCCAATGGCGGTTCTCTGCATAAACGCACAGGCTGGTGTACGTCCAAAGTCAAAGCCAAGGATAATAGGTTGGTCTTTAGTAGGCTCAAACTCCATGTGCTGACAGTGTACTGAATCAGTATACATAGGATGGACAGGTTTACCGTTAGACACAAAGCCGTATTCATTGGCTAGATTAACTTTAATCCAATCATCTGTCTTCCCCTGTAGTCCTCTTTTATAATATCCATCAGGAAGGTTAGTAAGGTTTTCCGCTTTTTCATTAATGATCCAACTCTCACCGTCTTTTAAAACCCCTCCTTGTTGTCTGTAGAATGCCCAGTCATCAGGTCGTTCTATCTCTGCTAGTTTAAAATACCAATGGTCTTCATCAGGGGCGTTACTATCTCCTATGATTCCATGATGTGTAGGACGCGCAC